GGCTGCGATGTTGTCTGCCAGAACGCCGTTGGTGCTGGCGATCAAGCGGCGCTGCCATTGGCGCATCCAGTAGGTGTCGATACGGGCGCGAATATGCTCCATCGCGCGCGGGCCCATTGCCAGCTCTGACGCCAGGTCGGTAGCAGACAAGCCTTTGTTCAAGAATGCCTTACGGCTGATCTGCTCGCCCTGAGCCACTTTGGCAGGAACTGCGATAGACGCAGGGTTATCGTTGCTCAGGTTTGGCGCGACAGTTGGGTCGATGTCATTCCAGAAAGGCAGGTCAGCAGTTTTACCGGCAGAAGTAGCCAGGCCGTCGAGCAAGGCGCTGCGGGTTACGATGCCGGACTGAAAGAACGCGGTTTTTTCAGGGCTGTTTACGGCGGGCAGGTCTTGAAAGACCGTTACGTCGATGATGTCAGAGAGTTGTACGGTAGCCATGTTGTGTTACCTCAATTGGTGGCGTAGTGCGCGGTTTTAAGCCGCTCATATAGTTCAGGGTCGGCCTTGCGGATCTCGGAGAGTTCCTGGCCGGTGTACTCGTTAAACTTCTTGGTAGCACCGCCACCGATTGTTGATTTAGCACCCTGAGCACCGCCCCCGGTAGCACTAGAACCGCGAATGAATGGCGCCAAACTGGCATCACCCATAAACTCTTTTTTCAGGTCTGCAAGCGTCATAGCGCTCGGCCGACCGTCTTTATCCAGAACCGTTACCACTGGCTTACCGTCCACCGTGTCGCGCTTCAAGCGCGGGGTGATCAGCGGCATCAGCAGTTTGCCAGATCCGTTGAAATCCAATTCAGAAGCCAGCTCTGTTGCCGCTCGGCTTACTGTCATCTCATCAAGCCACTTGTCACGCGCGCCTAGCTGCTCGGTCAACTCTTGCTCGCGCTGGGCTAGCTTGGTTTCGTAGCTCTTTCGCAGTGCGTCAACGTCACCATTCTTTGCGGCTGCCTCTGCGGCAATACGCTCGCGCTCTTCGGCTTCCTCTTTGGCGCGCTGCTTAGCGGCCTTGGTTTCGCCTAATAGCTTTTCGTGGTGCTGCTTCATCCGCTCAAGCTCAGCTTGCAATGCGGCCACGTCAACAGTTTGCTCTTTGTCTTGCTCTTGGTTTTCAACGTCCACAGGACTTTTCCTCGTATGGTCACAGACCGGTTATTTAGATTTTGGCACGGTAATTGCGTGCTTGCAACTTACAGGCCAGCCTGAGCGAATGCTTCCGGCTCTTTAGCCTTCATTTCTTCTAGCGTCATAGGCTGGAAATTGCGGTTTAGCTGCAACCTGGCGAACTCATCAGCAGATAATCCACCCTCTAGCAGAAGCTTTGCCCGGTCACGGCCTAGCACGTCCTCCACGAATTCTGTGCGCTGCGTCTTTAGCCAGCCATAATAAGTCTGCTCTGCATCAACTGCGCCGTCTGAGCTATTGCGCGTGGCAGCCTCGGTTAGTGGCTTGAACTTGTCAGGCAATACCGGAGTTACGGCGCTGCGGCAATTTGGATGCAGTGGTGGTAATGGGCCTGCGCCAACCTTGAATCGGCGCTGATCCAAAGCGCGGCACTGTGTGCTTGTCCTGCCGTCCAGCACGCTAACCCACTCATATTCCTTAATTCCGTTCTCTTCCATTGTCGCCTGCTTGCCGATACCGCTAGCAAATTGGAAGGTATCGCGCGCCATTACTTCGGCCGACTTTGCAACCTTGGCTAATTCGCCATCCTGAAACTTGAGCGATGCTAAGCCGCGAATCTCTTGCGCGAGCTGCGGCGTGGTCTTGCCTTCGAAGTATCCAAGCCGGATCTTGTTTTGCAGGCGCTCAACCTGATCAGAACCGAACTTGCGCGCCAGTTGCTCAACGGTCAGGCCGGCTCGATTGTCGCGAACGCTCATAGGCGAGTTAGATAGCGCTGCCCGTACAATGGCGTCTGTTGGTGTCACTACCTGAACAGCTCTTGCCCTGGCGACTTGCTGGATTGCGCGCGCCTCAAAACCAGCCTCATAGACAGCAAGCTCTCCAGTGACTCTAAGGTGTGACGCGATATGCGAATCAAGTATTGACGCAATAACCGTGCCAATATTTGCAATCAGCCGATCTACCTGCCTTGGCGTAGGGTTTTCACCGACTTTCGAGAACTCAAGGCGAATAGCGCGATCCATTGCGCGCAGCACCTTGTCGAACTCTTTCGCCTGCCCAGACTTGAGGCGCTCCAAATAGACTTGGTGGCGCGCTGTGATCTGGATTAGCTCAGGACTAAGCGTTGGCATCTAACGCAAGCCCCTGAGTCTCGCCAGCCACCTCGGCTTCAATGTCTTCATCCGTCCGCGAGCTGTCGATAAACCCTACGCGACGCATGTACTCACGGGCATCTGACTTGGCGACGGTGCCAGACTGCCAAGCGCTAACCACTGCCGCCAGCATTGCTGGATCAAGTTCGCTCTCTGCGTACTCTCGGCTGATTTCATAGCTTGCCGTTTCCGAGCCACCCATAAACCGCGCCATCCAGTTCAGGCAGCGCGTGTAGGCTTCGGATACGTTTGCAGCCATAAGCGCAAGCACAGAGTATTCGGCGGCGTTCTCGGCCCGTGACTGGGTGGCAGTCATTGCAGCGCCGCCCTTTTCAAGTAGGCGAGCGCCAAGGCTGACCATATAATCCCTAACCCTGTCTAGCTCGCCTACGTGAGCCTGTGAGCTATTTATTTGAGCCCATTTAAAATCCGCACCTTGAGGCAAAAGAAGAACGGCATCACTGCCTATCATCATTCCTTTTTCCTCAATATAGTCACGCCACTCTTGATCAATACCTGTAACTGTTGGTTGAGGATTAGCTGTGAAATGCAAAGACTTGCACCAGTCTGCATATTTTAGATAGTGATCTAAGTTCATGCCTATGATGTCCTCAAGCGGCGCAGGATCAATGCTGGTGTCGTTATTTTCGGCACCGATGAACATGCCGGGAATCTCATTCCATAGACGGCCTGCTGCATCGCGTGGCTGCACTACCTCTGCGTAAATGTCGCCCGTTTCATCGTAAACCGTGACGGTGTACACGCCATCGACAAGCTGTAATACACGGTAGCGCTTCTCCAGATCAATGCCGAAACCATCATCAACCTCAACCTGTTCCATGATGACAACCAGGGATAGCCGAGACATTGCGCCGATTTTCGACACACGCCAGTTGATTACCGACTCAGGATCAAAGCGGGTGATGGTTGCGCGCACATTGGCCAGGTCAGCAACAGATACGCCCTCACCGGCCTGCGGATAATCCACAAGAAGAAAGCAGCGGCCCTTGCTGGCAATGTCAGACATAGCCCGTTGCGACTGTTGGTATATAGAATTACCTTCGCCGTCCACATCGTCTGCGATGTAGTCAATCTGCGATGGGTTTACTAGAACAGGGTCTTTGCGGAATGCTGCACCAATCAGTGACTTAAGAGTACGGCTGGCAATTGGCACGAATGTTGCACGCATCCTGTAAGCGTCATAACGTGCGGTAGCCTCTGCCGTCTGGTCGCGAGGATTGGTTCGCGGCAAATACAGAATGCCCCCACGCTTGACCGCATCAGCGCCGGCAATAACGTCCGCTGCCTTGCGCCAAGTCTTGAGCGCTTGCTGGTAGTCTTCGCGCTGGTAGGTAACGTCATTGGCCATGCTGGTTAATTCCTGATGCTTTGCAATAAGTATGCCAGCTAGTAAACGGTTTTCATACCTAGCGACATTGGCTTGCCTCTGCTGACCATTTTATGCTCAACCGAATAGCGCAAGGCGTCAATAAAGTGGTTGAAGTCATCTACAGGCTTGTTGGTCGGCTTTCCGTCCTTGCCAAGCGCCCAGCTGTAGTTGTTGAGCTCGGTCATAAACTCGACAAGGTGAGCATTGACGATGATTTCAAATTCGCTTAGGTAGTCGATGCCAGCACCTACAGAATCGCGGCCCTTTGCTGCCCCTTCGATCCTAACGCCTTTTCCTTTAATGTAATCAATCGACTTTGGCTCTGAGCTGTCAGCGGTCGTTTTGTGACGGTGCGCTTCCATCTTCTTAATGGCTGCGGCGATCTGCGCATTGCTCATGCCTTTTTCGTAAAAGCCGTCATAGACATACAAGCGCTTGGCTTTTAGATCAACATAGGATTGAACGAACGCGCTAGGGTCGTTTGTATAGCCAAAGTCTAGACCCTGCACGCACTCAAGCCCCGCGATTTCATCGGGGCGAATTAGGCGATGCTCTACGTTCGGGAATATCAAACCCTCTGCCGTGCCCCAGTTACCAAGCGCGTAGATGTTGTAATAGCGCGGGTTGGTCTTTTTCTTGTTCTCCATCACCATCTTGTACTCGGCATCGATAAATGCGTTGTCAAGGTAGGTGGTGTGCAGAGTGAAGACTCCGGACATTGGATCGTCGAAAAAGATACGCTTAATCCAGTGCTGCTCGCTGATCGGGTTAAGCGTCAAGATGATCTGCTTCAAGCATCCATGCTCACCACGTAGGCGAAGGTCAAGCTGCTCAAAATCTTCTTGTGTCAGCTCGGTGGCTTCCTCGCACCAGATAGACGTTACACCCTCAATCGACTTGAGCTTTTCAACATCGTCCAGGCCGCTGAACATGATCTGCGATCCGTTCGGCTTATAGGTGATGGTCTTGTCTGTTAGGTTTACGTCGAATTGCGGTGTGAGCTTCCAGCGCGAAATGATATTGCGCATGAGCTTAAAGACCGAGCGCTTGATTGTTCGGTCTACCTTGCGGATAACTAGGAAGTTGTGGTTTACCTCATGCTCTTTCAGCAGGCGGTAAAGGATCTTGCGGGCGACGATGTGAGACTTACCGGAACCTGCTCCACCCCATGCTACTTGGTATCGGCTTTGGTCTTTGAAGATTGGAACAAATGCCGGAGATTTTTCCTTAACGTGCCGGCGGAAGTCTGCAAGGTTTACCATTCATTGGAACCGTCATCCAATACAACTCTGTGGATATTGTCGGTCTTTTCTGTATAAAGCCCAGCGGCCTTGCCTCGATTGGTTTCGGCGGTTATGGCAGGAGCGAATTGCTCAGCTTCTTCTGCTTTACGCGAAAGTTCGTCAAGCCTCTTTAGATGACTCTCAAGCGTTAGCAAAGCCTTTTCACGCACAGGTGCGCGCAGCTCTTCAAGTCTACCCGTAACGTACCCGTCAGACATTAGCTCGCTTGCACGCTTTGCGATTGTCTCAGGCTTCATGTTTTTCGCGTCATAAGCAGAACGATAGGCTTCGCTGGCGTTACCTGTTTCTAGGTAAGCCAGACAAAAGTCTTCTTTCTTTTGGGTCTGCTTTCCAGACACTTCAAAACCCCTCGTAATCGTCGCGCATCAGTTAGCCCTCACCAAGCT